CTAACTGTTATGTTAAAGCAGAAATGCTCCACCATGCCGGTTGGCTAATTGCTTAAAAGCCTCTACTTGTTTTACATGTAGAGGTTTAGCAACTCCTTCCTCAATCTTCATGGTATACGATAGGAATTCTTCTGTCGAATATTTCATTCAAGAAATTTTCGATGTTAATTCTCTATCGTAGCCTGGAATATCATATTCAAATGATTCCAGTCTAGTATCCTTTAATCCTGCTCTAGTTCTTGATAAAATTTTACCTCCAAATGTTATATCAGAATGAAAATTCCGATCTCACATAAAGAGTTCATTTATATCAAGAAAATTTACTAATTTTGATAACTCAAATAAAGTTAATTGATTAACTTTACCTGATTCATAATCATTAATAAATAAAACTAGATCATACATTCAATTGTTAATTGAATGGAAAAGTGGGAATAAATTTAATTTATTTGGCTCATTGAAAGATAATGCTCAATATTGAGTAAATCTTCTCTTGAGTTTAGATAAATTATTTAAACCCTCTTGAATTGAAGGATAAATACCAACTCCAAGTACCCTATAGAATTCTTTCTTTAGGATCGTACTATCACTAGGTATGAAATACCAATCCTGATCATACAAAACTGAAGCAAGATACTTACGTATCATGTCATCAGTATGTAGATCAAGACTGATTCTCATACTTAGATCCAAATATGATAATTTAGACCTTAAATATTTAAGATTGTAAGATTTATAAATAATCTTTTTATCAACAAAATATTTAAATTTTAAGTTATTATATAACTTAACAACTAAACTAATTATACTAAGATTCGATAAGTACAAATTTCTCTTAATAATAAAATAATCAAATAATATAGTATAAACTATAAAAGGATTATCAATATTATTACCAATACCTTTTAAAGGTATTGGAGAAACTTCCCTAAAACCATCATTTGGTGTTCACTTGATTCATCTTTTAGCAAATTCATAAGTATCATTAGATACATGAGTTTTGTGTAGAGAAATATCAACACCCAATTTTGTCATAAATTTTATATAATGTTTAGCAATTTTATCGTCTTTAATAACGATATCATCGCCTAATATTATGTAATTATGAAAAGGAAATTTATTTTCCTTTTTTGCACAAAATTGGACAACCAAATGATGAGCTAAAGTAAAAGCTGCTCAACTAGAGTAACATCCCATAGGTTGACCACAAGAATATTTATATTCTTTGTCTTCATATAGAAATGTTCTATTAGTGAGTAGTTTACTTCAACTTTCAGCATATTTAAAACTTCTTATTAAATCATACCTCTTTGAAAGGAGATATGTTAATAATTTTGTTTGTAA